TCTGCTGCTGTATCTGCTTCTATCAACCTGGATGGTTCCAGTTTGGCTACAGGGGCTAACGGACTTAAAGTTGGCACTGGTGGTATCTCTACATTGATGATTGCAGACGATGCTGTGACTGCAGCAAAGTTAGCAGATGCTTCGGTTGTAACTGCTGCTCTTGCAGGAACTTCGGTCACTGCTGACAAACTTGCAGACAATGCTGTAACCACAGCAAAGATTTCTGATTCATCCGTAACGGCTGCTAAACTTGCCGGTTCAATACCTGCCGACAAACTTGTTCTGGGTAACGGTGTTGAGAACTCAGGTGGATCTCTCATTGTGTCCCTTGACGGTGGTACTTTGGCTCTCGGTGCAGGTGGTCTTAGTGTTGCTGCAGGTGGTATTGGATCAACAGAACTTGCTGCAACTTCAGTAACTGCTGCTAAACTTGGTGCCAATGCGGTAGAGACAGCAAAGATTGCAGACGATGCTGTGACTGCAGCAAAGATTGCCGATGCTGCTATTGACAGTGCTCGCTTGGACAACAATGCTGTAACTACATCAAAGATTGCCAATGCCAATGTTACTGCTGCCAAGTTGAACTTCATGGCTGCTTACGAAACATTGTCTGCCGGTGATGGTTCTGCTACTACATTTGATGCCGGTGCTGCTGCTGATGCTACTATGCTTGGTGGTGCCATTGTATTCCGTAACGGTTTGGCGATGGGACTTGTTGAGTCTTCTCCATCTGGACAGGACCAATACACATTGTCTGCTACTGGTGGTAGTGGCGGAAAATTACGCGTGACTTTTGGTGCAGCTCCAAACAATGGCGACCAAATTACTGTTATGTATTTCCAAGTTTCTTGATTGAATGATTAGTTGTTGGGGAGTGTTCTACGGGGCACTCCTTTTTCCCATTGGAGGTTCTATGGAAGGAGAAGTAGTTCAACTATTAATGAGTGGTGGTGCAAATGTAGCGTTTGCCATATTCCTGTACACTCAAAACAAAGACCTTCAACGTAGAGCCGATGAGCGTGAAGCCAAAGCTGAAGTAAAGGAACAGGAGTTGCGTGCCAGATACGATGGTGTGATCAAGGACATGCAAGAGAAGGAAGAAACGATACGTCAAACCATCGTACAAGAAATGACAGACATCGATAAACGGATGTCCTTGCTTGAGCAAAGTGTGAAAACATTGAGTACAATGATTAGTGAGATTAAAGGTTCACTAATAAGGGTAGACAATGCCAGTTAAGAAGAAACGGACTCCGGCACGTGGAAAGCGATTCGTTAAAGTGGTTAAGAATAAGAAGACTGGTCGCACAAAGAAGGTGTCCTATGGGCAGGCAGGCAAGAGCAAATCTGGAAAGGATCGTATACAACCTGGGTCCAAGAAGGGAGACTCATACTGCGCCCGTTCAGCAGGTATCAAGAAGAGAGTCTCTGCCAAAAAACGCAACGACCCAAATACACCAAACAATCTGTCGCGAAAGAAATGGCGATGTCGGGGTAAGAAAAGCATGCGCTAGAGTTGTGCTTGGGATATACTTGTACTTGTAAACCCCATGAAGGAGAACCCCATGAACACAGATTTACTCGCACTCACACCAGAGCTTGTATTGTTTATCAAGAAACTTGTACAACACTCACGCGGTGGATTGACCAAGGACGAACGTCAAGAGTTGGCTGCCGATTTGATCAACTTGCTGTACAAGGTATTGAAGGAACTTGTTGACACTGAGACTGAAGAGCGTTAAACTTCTACAACACCAAATCACTACTGGAGTTCAGGGCTGGCCAGCATCTGGACTCCTTTTGATTTTTTTGCGCCACCTGGCTTCGACCATCTTCATTTCTTCCATGCTTGTAATCGCTTCAAACATGAGCTGCGTGGGACTGCGTTCTTCTTTGTTGGCAATGACTGTGACCAGTACAATCAAGTTGCTCATGCGTGGCTCATACGCTCCAGATAGGTACTTGTTGATGGTGTTGACATGTAGTCCTGCTCGATCAGCCATGTGTGTTGTGCTGACCGCATTGCGGTGCATTGCCTTATTCAGCCATGAAGCAAATCCTTTCACCACCACCACCACTAAAAGAAAAGGGTACGGAACCACCCGTACCCCAACCTACCATGCAAGGAGCATGTACCGGTAGTGTAACTCATTTGTCTGCCTGTATCAACACAGCAAAGTGAAGAAATGCTTTCTCCCACTCATCTGGGTACAGGTACTGGCACATCTCTAACAGCAATACCACGGATGGTGCACGGTCACCGGCTAGCCATTTGGCTACAGTGTCTCGATGGCATCCCAGTGCACGTGCCAGTTCAGATTTATTGACGGTTGATAAAGTTTCTCTCAGTTGTTTTGCGAACATGCTACCTCCAGTAGTCCTGATTTTACGATTTGTTGCCCGACCCATTCGGCGCATTGTGGGACGACAGCGTTTCCGAGTGCTCTAAGTCTGTCCACCCGATTGGGAACCCCATCATTTCTTCGACAAACTGGGGATTGAGTTGGAAATCCTTGCCACTGCGTCTTGCTTGTGCTTCCAAACATCTGCTTGCTTGGCTGTTGCCCTTTAGTCTGTACTTGTGTTCGTGTGCTGATGGTGTTGGTAGAAGCATGACTGTCCTCGCCAATCCCAGACTGCCGTTCACTCCGTTGTTGGATACCTTGCGTGGTGTCCCCTTCCCCGTGTACACGATGTTGGTGTTCTCGTTCAGTATTGCTGCCGGTCCCGCATCCGATGCTGTTGGTGTTGGTAGAAGCCCTTCTTGTATCATGTACATGAGTGGACGACCGCCTTGACTGTACCGTGTCCGATGTTCGGCTCCCGACTTGGTTGGTGTCGGCAGTAATCCATCGACCGTCAACGAGTTCTCCAAATGCCATAGCGTTCCGCATGTAGTATCCAATGGTGCTTGGGTAGGCGACTGCAAACCACCTGCGTCTGAGATGGGGTGCTCCGCATTGTGCAGCTGATATAGTCGTCCACTCGATGTCATACCCGATTTGGGTAAGACTTCCAACAACGTCGGGTCCGCCCACTCGAATGATGTTTGAGACATTTTCCAACACGAGTATTGGTTCGTGTCCGATGGACTGAAACTCGCTAACAAGTCGGTGGACGTGCCACCAAAGACCAGACTTTTCTTCATCTTCTAACCCCTTCATATGACCAGCAATTGAAATCGACTGGCATGGGAAGCCTGCACATATGACATCTACTGGCTCCAAGTTGTGTGCTCCTATTGTACGCACATCGTTGTATTGTTTTGTATTTGGCCAGTGTCGCTCCAGAATGGAACGACAGAACTCTTCCTTCTCTACCTGCCAGACTGTTTGCAAACCTGGTATGGATCTCTCTAGGCCCAAATCCAGACCTCCGATTCCTGAGAACAAACTACCCATCTTCATTGCTATCCTCGCTTGGAAACTCTTTGTCCCAACTGTCCTTGACGCTCTTTGCCAGTGCGCCAAGGTGTTTGCACATGCTCCCTCTATACTGATGGTCAGGACAGGTACAGGTGTACCCTGCCTTGTCAATCACAGCAGTCCATCTTGGGAAGTGCCCAACCATGCTACCATCTGGCAACATGTTGGACTTCATTTCCTTGAGTTTGGTTTCTACACGGTCGTCATCGAATAGACCCTTGAGTCTCCAATGCTCGACAATCTCCTCTATGGTTTCAATCATGGTCGGCATGGTTTTCTCCAAGTGCTCCGTCCATCCAGTCCATCAAGGCCCCAACCTCAGTGTTCTCATGGTACTTCATTTCAGAATCTAGGTACAATGTCACATCCAGATAGGCAATGTCATTGACATCGTTAGAGATGTACAGGATGTGTCTGTGATTGCGTTGGCAGTAGAATGGGTGCATCCATCCACGCTCCCCATTAAAGTTGGGTGGTGTGGTTTCTGGGCAGTGCAACCATCCAAGACGCTCCAATTCTTGACGGTACATACCCATCTGCAACTGCAGCTTTTGGTATGAGTCTAGGGATGGTGGCGGCAGTGGGTCAGCAGGTCTTGACAGGTACCAGTCCTCGATCATGTCTTGTACTGGGTGCAATGCATCAATGGCAACCAACATGGTATGCGCCTTTTGAAGCGTTGCGGCTGTGCCTTGATGTTTAACTTGGTTTATGATGTGTTGAAAATGTTCTAAGAACATGGTTTACTCCGTAGTTGTGTGGTAGGTTACCAGATACAATCATCGGGATCGATGTCTGTCTCTGCATGAAAAGTATTGTAGTGTGTTGTCGTAGGTTTGTCAATGGTTCTTGGCATCGGCATTGGGTTTGTGTCGTCAGGTACGTACCGTCCGTCGATCATGGTTTTCGCAATCTCAGCAAACGTGTTCTTCCTACCGTCGTGCGCACGTTCCTTTTGGACCTGCAGCATCCGTGCATAGTGGTGTGGCTCACGTTGCTTCATGAACAGAACCGGAACTTTGCCATCACTCATGTGCCAGGTTTTCAATGTGATACGGGCATCATGTTGCATCTTGACGTATAAGCTGTTCCAATCACCCATCTGTGGGTATTTCAAACTCGCTCCATCACAGGTACAACGGGCTACGCAGTTGTGAACCTTGAATCGATTGTCGGCCAAGATGAGGAAGTGCGCACTTATCTCACGGATGCCTTCACGCTGTACGCAGTCATCGCAGAACTTGTATTCTTTGAGTTCCATACCAGTGCCACCCAACTCACGGATAACCTCTTTGACTTCCTCTAG